GGGGCGCCGGATGCGCGACGGCTGGGCGCACAGAGCCGGAACCCCGAAAGGATGCTGCGAAAGCCGTCAGGCCGAGTACGGCCCGTTCCAGTACGGAATCACGCTGCCGCTACGCTGGATCGTCAGCGTCCCCCGCACGATCTCGTTGGTAGCGATGTCGATGTTCAGATCCGACACGTAGCCGCGGAACCCGATGGAGGTCCGAAGGGGCGATGCCGGCGCAACCAGGTCGTCGTTGGAGTCCAGCGCCGGAACAGCGACGCCGTCGCTCAGGCCGATCAGCCAATCGACGACCTCGCGCGATTCCTTCAGCTCGAACAGGATCTGGTGGGACTGGCTGCGCGGGATGAAGTTGAACGGCACGCTCACCTGTCCGGGGTTACCCAGGCCGCCCTCGTACTCCTTGTCGCCCACGGTGCTGAGGCAGGTGGATTCAATCTGGTCGGCAGCGCCGCCCAGGCCGGTGATACCAGTCGGGCACTCGAACTTCAGGACCGAGGCGACGCTGGAACTCAGCTTGTCCACGGTGAAGAGCTCGGACCCCTGGGTCTTGATGACGCCCTCGGTCATTGCAAAGTCCTCTGGTCAAAGAAAAACCGCCTTGCGGCGGTCGGTGGGTGGTGGTGCCAGCGGCTCAGCGCTGGTCGATGAAGTCGGCTTCCATGCCGACCCGGTAGAGCTTCGTGTCGGGGTCGCGGTTATCGAGAACCACGCGGTTGCAGATCATTGCCGCGTCCAGAGCAGCACGAACCGCGCGCGCGAGTTCCTCGGCGCCTGCGTCGGTGGCGTGGTAGCAGTCCAGCTGCACCGTGGTGAAGTCGCCTGCCGGCGCGCTGCTTAGGTTGTCGTAGGGCTGTCCGGTCACGATCTGCCAGGTGATGTACGGCCGCTGCTCGGTTTGAGAGACCTCGCCGTGCCGGCCGATGCGCGTGTCCACGATGGCGGCGACCGCCGCAGTGCGGATGGTGCGGTAGATCTTGGGGAACATCAGGTGGCGCTCCCATTCTTGGCGGCCAGCTGCCGCACGATCACATCCAGGCGCCTGAGCAGATCGCTGACCATGACGTCGATCGCCTCCTTGCCCTTGGCCGAAACCGCCGGCCGCAGCCATGGCGTGGGTGCCTGATGCCCGGATCCGTATTCCAGTAGATTCGCCGTCATCAGGGTGTTGGTCTTGAATCCTTTCGCGTTCTCGAACGTCCGCTTCTTCACGCGAACCAGGTAACGCTCGCCGCTACCGTCGTTGGGCGCCTTGCCGCGGCTTGCGATGACCGACCGGACGGTGGTGCCGGTAGAGTCGGCCCCCCGCAGATTGATGGAACGCTGCAGGTTCGCCTTCGCCTCGTCCCGCACCAGTCGCGCGCCCTTCGCCAGCGCAGCCTTCACGGGGCCGCCCTTCTTGCTGACGACCTCCGCCGGCAGGCTGTTGAGGGTACGGATGATGCCGGGGATGCCGACGATGGTGAATTCGACCTTCACCGGTACGCCTCCGCGTCATCCCCCACCCAGGAACGCAGCAGCAGGCCGTCGGCATCGGCCTGACCGTTGAACGCTGCGCCGTGGCCCATTCCGATGCCACCCCGGCCGGGAAGTCCTTTCATGCCGACGACTCGGTTGCCGCCGAACAGATGCTTGCCCGGCGCGCGGCGCCACAGCTCCAGGTCAATGAACTTCGGACGTGCCCGGCAGGCTTCTGCGAAGTCCTGCAGTGCGCTACCGCGCATCGCGGTGCTGCACAGGCTGGCGTGGCCGGTGTTGGCCAGCTGCCGCCCGCGGCGCTGCTGCATGTTGTAGTACCGTGCCCGGTTCTCGCCGACCAGTTCGGCCCGGTCCAACTCGCGATTGACGGTCGTCAGCCAGTCCGGCGCGTACCAGTCATCGTCCTCGATGATGGCCAGGCGCTCGTCAGCGCCGACGGCGGCCAGGCCCTTCAGCAGGTTCCGTGCCTGCGTGTTCTGGCCGGGCAGCCAGTGCGGCGACGGGCGGACCAGCACAAGGTGCCAGCCATCTCGGCGGAAGGCCACCGGCTGCGGCTCTGCGCCGTCGTCCACGATCACCCAGCGCACGGGGCCGGTGTAGTCTTGCCGGGCCATCCAGCGCTCGCACAACGCCCAGGCGGCAGGCCTGGCGCCAGTGGCGGTCAAGAGGGTCAGCATCGCGCCACCGCGAAGGTGTGCATCGGCAGCCGCCGGCGGGCAACGCCACGTTCGCCGTGGTCATTGAGTTCGAGCGGCACCTCGCCGGCGTAGTCAGTGGCGATATCGCCGAAGCCAGCATCGGCCAGCAACAGCTGCAGTCCGCTCCGGCTGTAGCGGTAGTAGTCATCCGGGTAGCCGTGCTCGGGGAATGCGAAAAGCGTGGTGACAACCAGCAGGCCGCCCGGCTGCAGCACGCGGCGCAGTTCCGGCAGTGCCAGCCACGGCCGGGCTACGTGTTCCAGGACCTCGGAGCAGACGATGCCGGTGAAGCGGCCGGCCCACTCAGCTGGAAGGTCATGGATGTCGGCCACCCGGTCGACGCCCTCGCCCGCCTGCATGTCGATCCCGGTCCAGCGGCCGGCGGCAAGGTCCCGGTTGGTGCACCGCCACGCGGCAGTGTCATGGATGCGGCTGCCAACCTCCAGCACGTCATCCCCCAGGCCGCCGGCATGGCTCTCGATGTAGGCGCGGATGCGGCCGCGCACCGAGTTAAGCGGCAATTTGTTCATCGAATTCGAAGCACCTGAGGGCCGAGCCGGGCGTGCAGTTCACGACCCGGACGTGCGGGGTCTGCCTCGCCCACTGGGCGAACTGCTGCTTGTGAATCTCGCGCCGCGCTGGCGCCGTGTTGGTCAGGCCGTTGGCGTACGGCCCGAAGAAGTGGGTGCCGTGCATATCGAAGCCGTGCAGCCGGACCACCATCGCGCCAAGTTGTGCGGCAACTGCCAGCGCCAGCACACCGCTGTTCCAGTTGGTCAGCGCGCCTGGCAGCTGAAGCACCCCACCGATTCGGTGGCTGCTGTAGCGAGCGCCGGCGAACTCGCGGGCCTGCGGATACTTGTCCCACCACTGCCGGTCGCTGGCCGCCAGAAATTCAGCCCACGGCGCCAACTCGTAGGCGTTGCCGACCACGCCAACCCGACGGCCGCGCAGCCGTTCGGCCAGGCCTGCCGATGCACTCGGGCCTGGGCCAAGGAGATCGATTTCGATCATTGTCCGTCGTTCACGCCGGCAGACACGGGGATGGTGATGTATTCCAGGCCGGAGGTCTTGTCAGGCAGCAGCCCGGCGATGTTGAACGCCTGGCCGCGGTGCACCAGCCGCATCGATGCCAGCAGGCCGGACCTGTACCGAATGGTGATGCGCGCCGTCACCGCCGCCTGGGTCTGGCCGGACTGAATGAACTCGCGAGCCGAAAGCGGCTCAACCGATGCCCACACCGTGGCGACATCAACCCAGGCTGTCTGCGACACACCATCGCTGTCCCTGGTCGTCACCTGCTCCTGGATCAGCACCCGGTGCCGCAGGGTTCCGGTAGCCACGTTGCTCATTAGGCCACCGTCGTGCGGCGCAGGGGCGCCAACTGGGCCGTGGCCGCGCGCGACAGGACGTAGCCGTGACCAGCATCACTCGGCACCACGTTGTCGCCCTCCCCTTCCCTGTAGCGGTACTGCGACGCCAGCTCCAGGAGGGTCGCCGCGATCACGGCCGGCTGCAGAATGGGCAGATCGTCGCTGTCCAGCACCGGCAGCGGCACGCCGGAGCTGTCCGTGACCACTTCCCCGCTGGAGTCGCGCTGCAGCAGGTACAGCCGCCACTCCTGCTTCAGCCAGGCGGCTACCGAGGCGGACACTGCAGGGATCCAGATGGCCAGCCAACGGTCGTCTGCGTCGCTGTCAATGCGCAGCTGCTCACGCGCATCGGCGGGGGTAACGAACTCAAGCATTGCCGGCTCCCAGCTTCACCGGCTCGGCCGGCACCCTCACGCTCTTGCCGTCCTTGCCATCGCGGCCCTTGCGCGCGGCCAAGGCCCAGTCCTCTTCGTTCTCCAGACACGGCTTCGACGCGTTGTCGCGCTTGGCGATCCACAGAGCACCGTCGTGCGTCACCGACTGGCCCGCCTTCATGCCCAGGCCGTCGCGATGGAAGCCGCGGTGCACCATGTAAGGCAGAACGAACTCGGCGCGGCGGTCCCCCGCACCCAGTCGGATAACGAAGCCCCGCTCGGCATCGTATTCGCCCACGGCGGTATCGAAGCTGATGCCGTCTCGGCCATCCTCGCCCACGACCTTGCCCAGCTTCACGGCCTCGCCCTTGGTGGTGGTGATCACCAGCTCACCAGCGCGGTCGATCATGGCGCCGGCCAGGCCTACGCCATCGGCACCGGCCTTCGCCGGATTGGCGGCCAGGTGCTTGGCGACCTGCGCAGCCAGCTGCTGCTCGGTCACAGGGTCCGCGTCTCGGCCATCCTTGGGCGCCGGCAGCGCCGCGACAGCAGCCTTCACGGCCATGTCGATCACCGCCGGGTCCGCATCGCGGCCATGCTGCACCGGGTTGGCCTCGAAGTGCTTTGATACTGCGTCAGCGGTGGCCAGGTCGACCAGCGTCATAAGCCGCGGTGATTCCAGCAGCTTAGACACGACAAGGTCAGCCAGCGCATCGACATCAACTTGGTCCGCGTCCCGGCCCGGATCACCCTTCTCCGTTCCGCGCTCGCGCAGCTCCTGCAGCTCCTGCTTCAGTGGCGCGATCGCCTCACGGATCAGTCCGCCGATCTCCTTGCCGAAGTCGATGGGGTCAGTCATTGCGGAACACCTCGGCTCGCGCTGCGTGAAGGGCCTTCATCATGAAATTCTCCTGCCTCAGCGCACGAACTTCGGCGCTGTCGTCCGACGGGGGGCCATCGTCTTTGGGCGCCGGCGTTGCCGGCTCCGCGGCCGGCGCGTCAGTGATTTTGTTCTGGCTGACCTGGTCCAGCGGGTAGTCCTGCTGCTGCATGTAGACGGTGTCGCCACCATCCAGAGGCGCCAGGTTGAAGGCCAGACGTGCCTCATTCGGGGTTTCGATGCCGCCACCGGTCAGCTTGGTGTGCACATCGGCCTGCTTGCCCACGTCCATACGCAGCAGCGGCTCCAGATCCAGTTCCACGCCCATCGGGCGGGAGATGCCGAGACCCTCGTCCAAAAGCTCTTCGATGCCCTCGATGTGCGCCTGCAGCGCATCCGAGTAGTACAACTGGTTGATATCGTCGACCTTCATGCCCGCAGGAATGGAGCCGATACCGATCTTGAACGGCGGTATACCGAACGGCTGGCACACTTGCTCATCGGAATACCGCATCTGCTCGACCAGCTGCGAGTCAGCCGCCTTGAAGGCGAACGGGGTGAACTTCATGTCCGCGCCGACCACCCCTACCTTGCCCGTGTTGGATCCCTGGAAACTGGTATTCCAGTAGTCCTTAACCGCCTGTGCGTCCACGTCGGACATGCCCGCTGGTGCGGTCAGAATGCCGCCCGGGTTGGCACCGTTGGAAAAGAAGGTGGTCGAGTCCTTCAGGATCTTCAGGTTCTTCACCGCAGGCCAGTGCGCCGCACACAGCGGTGGCACGCCGATCAGTTGATGATGAAAACAGTTCATTCGATCGTGAATGATCTCGGTGGCGGGCACGATCAACTGAGCCCCTGGGTAGCCCTCCGGCAGCAGGTTCGACCCGGTGCTGTAATTGAGCTGGTAGAAGACCTCGCCGCTGTCGGACACCATTGGCTGCACGCTGCAAGGGTCCAGAATCCACAGCCGGTTCACGACCCGGCGCTCGTCTCGGCCCTTCAGGACGTACGTGTTGCCCTGAATCAACTTGGAAAGAAGCCAAGCGGCGCGGAACTGCTGCGCGGTCTGATAACCATTCGGTTTGCGAAGTACCGGCCAATACGCGGTGTTGTTCTTCTCTACTCGCCAGATCCCGCTCTCGCTCTCAGTCTTCAGTACGAACGGCAGCTTTCCGATGTCCGAGGCGATGCGGTTGAGGCAGGCGTAAAGAGTCGGGTAGCAAAGGATCGTGCTGTGCCGCTCTTCCTTGTTCTGCTGCCATGCGCCGGAGAACGGCTCACGGACAGTCAGCGAATGCCAGCCTTCTCGCCCCGACCGCGCGTCGACAGGCGACAGGCTCCGCAGGTAGTCGATGCCATGCCGGCGAACGCCCATCGCAGTGGCAAGTTCGCGGGGCGAGAATCCGGTCATCAGTCGTTGCCCTTTGCTTCGGCAGCCTTCTGCAGCGCGTCGGCCTTCTTCGCCGCCTTCTTCGCAGCCGCCTGGGCAGCCTTTTGTGCCTTGGCTTCGGCAGCCTTCTGCTCAGCTGCTACTAGTTCTTCCGGCGTGGGGCCAGCCGACTGAAGCGCCTGCATATCGCGTCGCAGATAGCCATGGCGCTGCACCAGCATGTCGGCCACTCGCGGAGGGACCTTCGCCACCCGGCCGCGCTTCTCAATCTCGACCTTGGTCATGATGTCCTCACCTGGTCATGTAAAAACACAAAAGCGGCGGGGGCCGAAGCCCCCGCTGCCGTCAATCGCTGTCGATTACGCGCCGCCCCAGCTCACGCCGGTCAGGTACGCCACGCCGGACGCACGGCGGCGAGCCCAGTTGATGTAGCGCTCGGCGCGGAAGGCGGTGCTGTTGGTCTGGAACATCGAGACCATGGTGGTCGGTGCCCCAGTTGCCGAGTTGTTCGTCGGGTTGTCCAGCATCTGCAGCGACGCCTCCTGCGACGCATCCACCGTGACCTGGCCGTCATCCGCCAGCCAGATGTCGGAGGCGTTGACCAGCACCACGATGCCGCCGTCGCTGGTGACCGGCAGGTAGTCGGACACGATCACCGGCACCCCATTGAAGGTGCCACCGTTCATGGTAATGCCCGGGAACTCCAGCTGACCCAACGGGTTCAGCATCAGGCTCAGGGCCAGCGCAGTGGTGCTGTCCATGATGTACACCGCGCTGCGGGGCGGGTTACGCGCGGCGATGAACGGTGCCCACAGTGCCTTCAGGTCCGCACGGATCGCATCGGCATCGTTGCCCGAGGAAGCGATCGCGGTCGCGCCGTTGGTGATCGATGCCGGCGACACGTTGGCCACGGCCGCCTTCTCCGGGTTGACGAAGTCGATGTCCAGACGCTCATTCACGGCAGCAGCCAGCGCATCGCGCACCAGTCGTTCGGCCGACGGGCTGGAGAATCGGATCAGCTCGTTGGTCAGTACCGAGATTGCCGCCACCTTCGCCCAGCGCAGCTCGGTCGCGTTGAAATCGAATGCGGTGAGAGGCTTCGGAGCACCCTCACCCACCCAGCCGGCGCTGCCGCCGCTGGTCTGGCCGGCAATGCGTACGTTGAACGGAATGCTGTTCAGCGACGGGATGTTGCCCTGGCCAAACTGGCCGATGATGCCGCGCGGACGCTGGAACTCGACGAAATCACCGGCAAAGTTCTGGTAGTCCACCAGCGGAGCAGCGAAGGTCGGATCCAGCGTGGTGCCGGCCTCAATGGTCGCCTTCATGATCAGTTCGAGGTCAGCGCCCTCGGCCTGGGCCTTCAGCGTGCGCACGACGCGATCGCTTTCCGGGAAGTGGCGCTCGGCGAGGCGGAACGCCTTCTCGGCATTGCCCTTGGCCTTCAGCTGGCACATGGCATAGCGAGCGAACTCGATGCCCTTCTCCAGCTTCTGGGTGTTCTTCACCTGGACCGGCTCCAGGCTGCGGCCTTCGCCGCCGCCGACGCGGTTTCCGTTCTCGTCGGCGATGGGGGCGACCGGTTTGGCCGACTTGGCCTGGATGGTCAGCAGCTTATCGAAGCGCTCGATGTCCCCGTCCAGGTTCTTGATCTGGTCGCCGATGGCATCGAACTCTTCCTGCTCGGCGGTGTTCATCGAGCGCTTCTCGCCCATCGACTTTTCGACGACGGTGCTGAGCTTCTTCTCCAGCTCAGCGCGGGTGGCGCGGAGGGCTTCCAGCTGTTCTGCGATGCTCATTTTGATTTCCTTGTGGCGCAGCCGTCCGACCCGGGTTCCACGCCGGGCAGTGCCTGCAATATTGGGAAGCGGGTTCCACCCCGCGGGGCCGCATGGCCCGGTGCTTCAGTGCAGCAACTTCACCGCGCCGCCGGCCGGTCGATCGACCGCCGCCTGGCGCTGGATAAGGGGCACTCCGTAGTTCACCGGCCGGCGTCCTCCGGCGGTGTCCATTGCCTTGATGGTCTGGATGGTCGCTGCGGCGTTGGCCGGGATGGTCACCAGGGAGAGCTCGAAGATCTCGGTCTCGGTGAACCGGATGCCACCGCCGTCCATGTAGCTGTACTCCAGCGCGCGGAAGCCGATGGAGACGCCGCGCACCAGCTTTTCCTTCACCGACTGCCAGGCAAGGTCACAAAGATCCTTCAGCGCGCCGGGCGTGGTGATGTTGGCCACACTGGCTTCGAACGGGATGCCCTTGGCCGTCGGCTTGCCGAACTTGACGATGCCGACCGGGCTATCGTGGCGGTGCTGCCACAGCAGCGGGAGTTCGGAAGCAAACTTTGCACCCAGCGGCTCGACGATATCGCCGTAACGATCAGCCTCCGGGGTGGTCGCCCAGCCGGTGATGATTCGCTGGTCGTCGTCGTAGGACTTGACCTCGAGCACGCTATAGGCGCGGTTCTCGGTATTCATGGATTACCCCAGTGTCATGAGGACGAGCGGCTTGCTCGGCTCGGCGGCGACGGGAATGCTGATCCCGACCGCCATCAGCAGTGCGGTCATGTCGTCGATCTTGTCTGGCGACCGGCGTTTGTCCGGAGCCATGTTTAAGTTCACGTCCTGGCGAGCGATCAGATTTGCGGCGCACCATGCCAGCACTGGATCGCCGTCATGCACAAGTCGCTTGCCGATGTAGGCTCGCTCCAGCTCGGTCATCGCCGGGTGGTAGGACTTCGGCCCCTGGATGAACTCGACCAGCGGGACCTCAGCGGCCACGAGCCTGCTGACCATTTCCGTTGCGTTCCAGCGGTCGAATGCCAGCGACTGCAGATTGAACCTGTCCCGCACGTCGAGGATTGCCTGCTCGATCACTGCGTAATCAGTGACCTCGCCTTCCGTCTGTTCGATCAACCCTGCTGCGACCCAGCCGGCATAAGGGACTGTGCCACGCTCGGTCCGCTGCATGACAGCCGACTCCGGCACCCAGCGCCTGCCCCAGGTGACAATCTTGTCACCGACGCG